CTTATACATTCACTGCTTTTGTGACTACTCCAATAGGAACTGGCCGATCCAGTAGTAGAAGTGCAACAACTAAAGGACCAGTCACAATCAACTATATGGTGATTGCTGGTGGTGGAGGTAGCGGTCGTTCTATATTAAATACTTCAGGTCCCGGTAATGTGGGTGGTGGTGGCGGTGGTGGAGGTGGAGTTACCAAAGGTTCTTTTGTAAAAGCTCCTGGTTCAGTAATATCATTTACTGTTGGTACTGGCGGCTCTGGCGGACCTCCAACTGTGGGTGCCGGAACTCAAGGAAATCCAAGTACATTAACTTGCGCAACCACGGCAATTGGCGGAGGATATGGTAATGGTTTCGCAATCGGCCCAACTGCGTTCAACCCAGGCAACCTTGGCGGTGGACCTGGTGGACCTGGTGGTAACGGAGGCGGCAGTGCGGCAAGGTATCGAAGTGGTACTCAACCTTCACCTACATTACCTGGAATGCAGCCGGGCGGACCAGGAGGTACCGGTTCTCAAGGATTTAATGGCGGTATTGGAAATGGTGCACCGGGTGGTCCTCCATTCCCAGCATTACCACAAGGTGGCGGCGGCGGAGGCGGAGGCGGTGCCGGCGGTGCAGGAGCTTGTGGATTAATTGGTCCACAGTCCAGTGCACCAGGTTTTCCTGGTCGTCCAGGTGCTGGTGGAGTGGGTGGTGCGGGAACAACATGGCCATTTACATTTACTGGTCCCACAATAACCTACGGATCAGGAGGTGGAGGAGCATCTTTGTTACCAAGTAATATAGCGCCGCCTTCAGCACCTGGCGGCGGCACAGGAATTGGAAACGGAGCTGCTGGCGGAGGTCCAGTAAATGCTAGTACGGCTGGTGCTACAGGTAATACAGGATCAGTATTCATTGCTGTACTGACAAGTCAATATCCTGGTACTGCACCGGGTGCTACTGTATCAAATCCGCCAGCTGCACCAGGATATACTGTGTTACGATGGACAACACCAGGAAGTTATACAGTTTAAATTATTTGAATCTTGGTCCTTGAATCCAAGCAACTAAACTATAACGCTTACCTTTAGTTACTGGTGTTACTTCATGTAACATCCAAGATGGGAAGAATGTGGCTGTGCCGAGATTACGGAAGCCAATGTCTGGATTGTCTTTATAATGTAATAACAAATCACCACCTTCATAATCTTTATCATCGGACAATTGAATAGTAACACTTAATTTTCTTGTACCTGTTCCTTTATACATCATATCAATATGTTTACCATAAAAGCCTTTTTCTTTAGCATCATAAGAAGTAAATTGTAAGCTCTGAATATCAGTTAATTCATAATTGAAAAATTGGTCATTAATATTGGTAATGTTGGCGGCCAATCTTTCAAAAATCCAACGATTGTCTGCAACATCAGAACGAATCCAAGAAATAGGACTACGGCGAACTTCAGCAACTTTTTTCAAATCATCTGTTGTGCCAGCCATATCACCAACAATTCCATAAGTTAAAGGTGAAGCATCTTTACCAGAGGTACCAATCTCAATGATTTTTTTACATTCTTCTGGTGTAAAAATATTATGTGCGTAAGCCCAATTCTCATTTGTCGTAATATCTAACCACCAGTTAAATGAAGAGGCATAATCAGCAGTTGGTTTTGGAAGTCTTTTTGGATCCAATTTAGGAGTATCATCTCCAATAATAATTGTTTGTCCTGTTTTTTTGGATTTTGCTCGAGCTTTAGTTGCTGGCGATTCAACAACTTTTAGTACCGGTTTTTTGGCAACAGGTTTTTTAACTGGAGTAATTTTTGCTGGTTTTTTCATAGTCTTTTCAGTCATTTTTTAATTCCTAATATGGGTCGTTTATCAAATTTAAAATCTTTGTAAATGCCATTGGCATCCACATAATGCAAAAACAATTGAATCTGTTGGTTACCTTCATAAGGTTCCCGCCAATGTTCTATCTCACAACCTTTATATATTGCCATGTCACCGGCGTGAAGTAGAATTTTTTTACCTCCCATAAAGATTGGCCATGGTTTGGATTTTTCGTCAATATCAATACAAAGTGTGGTACTGTATTGGCAACTTGGTCGGTCTTTATGTTTGGCTAGTGTAGAACCTTTCCAATAGATTCTACCGTAGGTATATGTTGGATAAAGTTCTAGACCGGTCTCTTGTTCCATGAGGGGTAACAAAGAAACGGCAAGTGAATCACAGATAACTTGACCGTAGAATGGATAAGCGATTGGACTTTGCTCGTCACCAAAATTGGTTTTGTTATCCATAGATACACCTTTATCATAGTGTTCAACCGTTCGGGTCATCAATATGGTGTTTTTGAGTAAGTCCAAGGTGTCAGGACTCAATACATTACGAACTACTTTATAATCTTGTTTCATAGTATTTTCAGTTAAAAAATAAGGTTAATTTTACAATAATTATTGGTGTATGTCAAGCCACACATATGTATATATCTTGGATTGGTGGCAGATAAATACCTACATTATAGGAGTTTTCAATGGCCACAATTACTAATAGAGCTGACTTTACAACCTATTGTAAGCGTAGACTAGGCTTTCCTGTCATCGATATTAACGTGGATGATGACCAGGAGAATGACCGTGTCGATGACGCTTTACAATACTGGCAAGATTACCATTTTGATGGACTACAAAAAGTCTATTACATCAGAATGTTGACTGGTTCAATTTTAACCACATCCGCTAATGTAAATACATGGATTAATTCCACTCGTCAAATTGTAGGTAATACATCTGGTGCGACTGCTACTGTTACAGCCACACAAAACAATTCTATTATCAATGTTAGTTGTGGACAAAAATCATTTATTGTTGGTGAAAAATTAAATTATTATGAAGCAAATGGTAATTTTCAGACTACCAATGTTACCGTTTCTGCTTTTCAATGGGGTGATATTGATAAAAGGTTTTTAGATTTAAGTGATGTTCGAGATGCGCAAGATAACTCGTTGGAGATTGTTGGTATTTCTCGTATATTTCCAATTTCGGATTCTCAGGCAACTATCAATATGTTCGACCTTAGATATCAATTACGCTTAAACGAACTCTACGATTTCACCTCCGCATCGTACATCAATTATACCTTAACTCAACAGCACTTACGCTCTCTAGAAATTATGTTTACTGGAGAAGTTCCTATTCGTTACCAAAGACATATGCAAAGGTTGTATATTGATTGGAATTGGGGTAACCAAGAAGCGCCAGCGGGTACAATTGTTGTTGCCGAATGTTATGCGGCAATTAATCCTGAGGTGTATAATATGATATGGAATGACCGTTGGTTAAAAGAATATGCAACGGCATTAATTAAAAGAACTTGGGGAAATAACCTTAAAAAGTTTAACGGACTTCAATTACCAGGTGGCGTGACTTTAAATGGTGACCAAATTTTTCAAGAAGCCTCCGCTGAAATCGAAAGACTTGAAAAGGAAATGGAGAATAATTACGGTGCGCCGTTGGAATTCTTCTTAAACTAATATGGCCGTATCTCAATACTTTAATAATTACGGTGCACTCAATGAACAAAGGGTCATTGAAGATTTAATTATCGAATCCATTAAGATAATGGGATTTGATGCCTATTATTTACCAAATGATAATGATGGTGCTAGAGATTTATTATATGGTGAAGATCCATTGCGTATGTTTACTTCAGCATTTCCTCTGGAGTTTTATCTTTCGGATCATTTGGATTACCAAGGCCAACAAGAGATTTTTTCTAAATTTGGTTTGGAAATTAAAGATGTTGTAAATGTTATTTGTTCAAAAAATTCTTTTGCACAAAGGGTGCCACAAAATACATTCACACGGCCAAGAGAAGGTGATTTAATTTATGTACCTTTCTTAAACGGTACTGGTGAATTATATGAAATAACATTTACTGAACAAGCAAAAGATTTTCATATGCTTGGTAGAAGGCAACCATATTTCTATGAGCTCAGAATGGAGAAATTCAAGTACTCACAAGAAGTTATTGCAAGTGGCGTGGCAGACATTGATGATGTTGTATATGAATCGGCTTATCAACTTCATTTAAACCTTGGCACCGTAACAGGATTATATGCAATCAACGAAATTGTATTCCAGTCACCCGATTCAACTTATGCAAACGCTACTAGCCTTGGTACTGTTCAAACCTGGATTCCTTCTTCCAATACTTTGTCTATATCCAACATTGCCGGTGAATTTATTAATGGTCAGTCAATTATTGGCCAAACAAGCGGAGCTTTTGGACCTTTAATTCAGTTTGATCCATTAAAAGATCCATCATATAGAGAAGTTTATGATAATGAATATATTGCTAATTCAGCCATATCTGTAATTGATTTCTCTGAAACAAATCCTTTTGGTAACATTTAATGGCAAATACATCATATAATCGAATCATTCGTAAACTTGTAGTAGGTTTTGGTAATCTATTTAAAGATATTACTTTGGTTCGTTATAACGGAGATAATTCTGAGGCAGAAAGATTTATTGTGCCTATTGCTTATGCAGCAAAAGAAATGTATGTACAAAGACTTGAAAGTGATCCAAATTTAGATAAAAAAGTTTCAACAACTTTACCTCGTATGTCATTCGAAATGAATGGACTTCAATATGATGCCACAAGAAAACAAAATACTAATATTAAAAATGCTGCGGTCACTAGTGGCGGTATAGTAAAATCACAATACAATCCTGTACCATATAATTTTGATTTTAGTTTATATCTTTATGTTCGTAACATTGAAGATGGTACTCAAATTATTGAACACATTCTTCCTTATTTCACGCCAGACTACACCATTAAATTAAATTTAGTTCCTGAGATGGGTATCATTAAAGAAATACCAGTTATTTTAAATACTACAAGTTCTGAAGTGATATATCAAGGTGATAGATTTTCTGAAACAAGAATGGTTATTTGGACATTAAACTTTACTGTCAAAGGTTTTGTTTATGGTCAAACATCGGCAGCAAAACAAATTTATGCTTCGATTACAAATTTCTTACCAATGATAACGCCAACCGATACGATTGATTTTAATGCAACAACAGGTCTAGGTCAATATCAACAAGGTGAAAATGTGTATCAAGGTTATTCTTTAGGCACTTCAACAGCAACGGCTAGAGTATCTCTTTGGGATGGCGTAGGTAAAATATTAAAATTAACAAACATTAACGGCAATTTTGTTTCATCATTACCTATTATTGGTACTGTTACTAATGCCAACTATATGTTTTCATCTTATCAAACTAAGGCTAATGTACAAGCACAAATTATTATTGTGCCGAACCCAACAGATGCTAACGCCAATTCATTATATACATATACCACCGTAATTAATGAAACTCCAAATATACAATCCATCATTACTACATCAACAACATTTGCTGGTGATTTATCAACTCAAGTTGGTGTAGATGATTTATCAACCGAAACAGAAAACATAACAGACTTTAACTAGAGGCTTAAAATGTCCAGAACATTACAATTTAAACGATATTCAAATACAGCACTTTTAAGTGTTACTGGTGCAGTGGGAGAACTTATTGTTGATACCACCAACGACACCGTTACTGTACACGATGGCACAACTGCGGGCGGTACAAGACTTGCCACAGAAGCATTTGCTAGAACCACTCCATTTTCTCAAGCGGCTTTTAATAAAGCTAATTCGGCCAATTCTTTAGCACAAGCGGCATTTAATTATGCTAACACGATTGTTTCAGATTCACAAATTGACAACGTAGCCAGAATTGTGGCTAATAGTACTGCTATTGTTGCTAATATTGTGGCGGCTGGCCTTGTATCAACCAACACAAATACGGCAATTGCTTTAGCTGGAGTTACAGCGGCTAATGCCAACATATTATTCTTAACTGGATTTAGCCAAGGTGCTTACGATAAAGCTAATACTGCTAATGCTAATGCAATTACAGTATCACAGTTAAAATCTATAACAGCAAATGCTGCAACATATGCTGCGTTTCAATCTGCAATTGCAGCATTATAATTATTAGTATCAAACCTATATAACAATATGAACGAATTGAATAAAAACTTATCTGATATATTTGATGTAACACCTATTGAAGAAGTTAAGAAAGAAAAACTTCCAACGGTGTCTGCCAAATATAATAAACCTGATATTGAATCCGATTTAGCGGATGCTTACCAACAATCACGGGAAAATCTTCAAGGT